CATGATCTTCAAGCTGGTAAGAAGAATAAATATAATGTAACTTTCTTACCACCTGATGATGTAGTTCATTGCTATTATAAATTAGATCCTGATACATTCCGTGGTATCTCTGACTTATATAAGTCTATGATACCAGCTAAGTTATTTATTGGTCTATATATTACTAATACTATTGGTGCAATGACTCGTGCACAAGACCGTCGTGTATACTATGTAAAACAATCTGGTATTGATACAAATATCTCTAAGATTCTATTAACTACTATTGATCAATTGAAACGTCAAAACTTCAATATGCGTCAATTAGAATCTATGAAGAATGTATTAAACATCTTAGGTCGATTCAATGACTTTGTTATTCCAACTGATAACAGTGGTAATGCACCAGTACAGTTTGAAGTTATGCAAGGTCAACAAATTGATCCACAAACTGATTTGATGGAAAAACTCCAATCAATGGCAGTCAATAGTACTGATGTACCATTTGAAATAGTACAAGCAAGACAATCTATGGACTATGCTATCCAAGCATCCATGTCCAATAGTAGATTCTTAAAGAAAATCTATAATAGACAAACTGTAGCTAATAGATTCTTATCATCTATTATGACTAAGCTCTATAGAGGTGAGTTTAATAATCCAACTGCGGTTATTAAAGTTAACTTACCGACACCTAAAATGCTTGAAAGTTATATTGATATGGAAATGATTATGCGTGTTAAAGAAGCAACTAAGATTGAATATGCTGCTAATACACAACAAGATCAAGGTGACGGTGGTTACTAATACAACAAAATACGGTCATAGGCTATTAAAGCCTATGACCATAAGTTGTTTATTTTTATTTGGATAAGGTGAAAACTAACTTTGCCCACAGCAGCAAAGAAAGAATGACTACGCATGAGGAAGTCCGTTCATGTGATTTTAGCAGATTGCAATTTGAGAAGAGAGGTCTTCCATCCATCCCCTGATGGAAGAATTTTGATCTATTTGTCCAAAATCGGAGTTCCCATGTATATATTATTAAACGTTAATCAAGCGTAGGATTTTGATTTGTATGATGAGTTTTGTTCACGAAGCATGTATAGAAATTTTTATTAGTAGGTATTATATAGGAGTTTTTGTGTCTAATTATCTTCATTAAATCCTCATACGCAGTCAATATATTGTTATATAAATAAAAAGAATAAATGGACTAGGAGATTAACTCCTAGTCCACTGTTGTTTATTCTATTATTAAAATCTATTAACCAGTATAAGAAACGCCTTTACCAGTGTTGCCTTCACCATTAGGAGTAAGGATATTACTATATGGTTTCATATGAGTTACACCAGAGTAAGTCATTTCAGATTCATCCCAAATTGTACCTTTACGTACCCAATCAAGTAAGCTTTGAGCTTTTTGGTTGATGATAGTATTAGTAATAGGGAAACCAGAGAATTCAACAGACAATTCTTTGAAGCCAATATCACCACGTTCGATATTGTAGATATTCAAGTCAGCGTTAGTTGGTTGAGCAGCTACGATATAGAATGCTTTTTCAACGTTCATCAAAGTATTATCAGTTACAATATATAAGAAGCTAAATACTTCTTGGTCAAAACCAGGTTCTTTAATAGTACCATCTTCAATAAGACCATGATAATGTTTAACTTGAGTTGTAGGGTCTTTAACACCACGTAAGAACAACTCATGAACTTTAGTCATGATAGAACCAGATTTTTCGAAATAACGCATAGTAAAGGTAGAGCCAGATTGGCTATTAACTTTATTGATTACGTTAATGGATTTAACACCATTTGTCAATTCTGCAGTATCGGAAGTCATGTTATCAATGCCATCTAAGCCACGGAATTCATATTCCAATACATGCACATATGTATCGATAAGTTTTTGGTATTTATCACTTTTAGCTGCCAAAGCTTTCAAGAAGTTTGGGATAGTTAAAACGATAAGCATACCATAACCAGATTCAAATTGGTTAAATTGATGTAGGTTAGCCCAGTCAGTTACACCACGGAACAAGGCATATTGTGTCAAATCACGAATTTCTTTAGTGCCGTCGAAGATAAAGTTAACAGCACCAGCAGTACGTCCAGCCATATTATTTATCCCCCTTAAGCATTAGCACTAACAGTAGTTGCAATTGGAATAGCAACGATACGGAAGATTTCAGCTTGTGCGAAATCTTTGAAAGATACTTGGATAACTGCATAAACAATTTTGTTTGCTGCATATGCAGAATCAGATTTGAAGTCAATAGAGATAGAAGCAAATTTATTAGCGTTGTTGTTAATAACTGCTTGTACGTCTTGTTTATAGTCTTCAAAGTCAGTACCAGTAATGAATTTATAACGGGACTTAGGACATGCAATACGAATTTGTTTAATCAACTCTTGGATAGACAATACGTTATTAGCATAACTTAATTGTGTAAAGATATCTTGAGAAGTATATTCGGATGCAAGAGAGAAGATACCGTTATAGTACTTACCAAAGTTAATACGAAGATCATCCATTTCAGCAACTTGGTCACCTGCAGGAGTAATCTTAGGAACGTAAGATAAAGTACCTTCGATAATTTCTGGAACAGTCCAACCATTGCTTTGACCAGCACATACTAAGGAACGACCATTAGAGAAGTGCATACAAATCAAACGAGCAATAGCATAACCCATAGTAACTGTAATTTGTTTACGAGTATATGGATCGAAGATATCGAAGTATTGACAATAAGTCGCAACGTAACGGTTATTACCACCAGTATTCAAAGTTTTAGCATTCTTGATTGCAAGAAGATTGCTAAGACCTTTAGTACCCATATCACGGAAATAGAATACGTCTTGACGGAAAGAACAAAGTGTTTCAATAGCACGTTTTACAATATGAGGATAGTTAGCATCAACAACAATATCAATTGGGTTGTTATCGATATCATAGATATCATCATTGAAAGCACCATTGTATACTTTAGCCATTTCTGTAGCATATACAGATGTAGCATCAGTTACACCTTTATAGTTAGAGATAGGAGATGTACCGAAAGTATCACCATTATAACCACCAGTCAATGGATGACCAGCAAAGCTATCAAGTTTAACTGTCGCTACACCATCATTAGTGGATTCTAGTACTTCAAAAGTTTTGAATACATCACCTTTCCAAGTACGAGCACCAATGATATCAGATTCACGTAAACGAGTTTCAGAGATACCAGCAATAGCTGCTACTTTAGCATAGAATAATTGCATTTGGTCTTCATAACCATAGCATTTAACTTGCTTAGAAGTACGTTTAACTACAGAATCAAAGAATAGATTGTATCCAGCTTCAACTTCAGAAGGATTCAAAGAGAATACAATAGATTCTAATGTATTACTGTTTTCATCGATATCCAATACGTAACGTGCAGATTGTGCAGAACGAGACAAAGTGGAATCAAAGGAAATAGTAATATTCTTTTGAGATACACCACGACCATTATCCATAATCAAGAACAATGGGAATTTGTTATCTTTTTTGTTTTTATATTTGTCATAGAATGCTTTTGCAGTAGCAACGTAGTCATTACCATGAACGTTTTCTTCAGCAGCCAAAGTTTCTACAGAGTAGTTAACTTGACATACTTTATACATAGCAGCAATGCCATCTACACCAGCTTCTTCTTTAGTGTATGTAGGGCGTTGTGCTGGATCGGAAATAGATGCTACATCAGTAGCTTTCCAATATAAATCAACTGTTACATAAGAGCCATCAGCTTTAGTAATAGGAGATCCAGTTAATGGATCAATTTTAATTCGAGCTTCTTGACGAGAAATTTCTTTCACATGAGCAACTACACCTAGCATAGCTAAACGAGAAGTTGGGTCAACAACACGTTTTGCATAAACAATACCGCCGTTGTTGATTACGTTAGCAGCTTGGAGTAATGGTTGACCATGACGAGCAAACGAGATTTCACCATATTGATCGAAGAAATCATCGCCTTGCCATTTAGTATATTCTTCAGTCCCTTTATCAGATGTAAAACCAGCAAATACAATTGGTCTTGTAGTAGAGTCGGCTACATTCAGAGAGGGAATATAACTTTGGTCTTCAAGAATGATTTTTGTACCAATCATAATCTTTTATTTCCTCCTTAATAGAT